TCATCAAGCGTGGTGATGATTGTTTCAAATGTTTTTCCTTTGTCGTGTGAGAGAAGTCCTTTAACATTTTCAAGGAATAACAAACGGGGTCTTTTAGCTTTGGCAATTCTTGCAATATCAAAGAATAAAGTTCCTCTTGTGTCGTCAAATCCCCCTCGTTTTCCTGCGATTGAAAAAGACTGGCAGGGGAATCCCCCACAAAGGAGTTCAAAATCTGGTAATCTTTCTGCGTTAATTTGCGTAATGTCTCCATAGTTTTTGTGGTTAAAGTGTTTTTGATAAATTTCTGTGGCGTATTTGTCAATTTCGGAGAAACCAATACACGTGGGATGTTGTCCGACATTGGGTTTGCTGATAGTGTCCCCACCTCGTCTGATAGGTATGTCTTTTGTTTTCCCCTGTCCCCACTCACTCTTATCATTTTGTATATTTTCATACGCTTGTTGAATACCTTTTTCAAAGCCACCCACTCCACTAAATAATGATAAATATTTCATAAAATATTTATTTTTTTTATTAAATTACTTGACGATTGTACTTTGCTACCACCAACTCCGAACTTCATTTTAATCCCAAGCTCTTCACATATATCATACTCTGGAATATTATTTGCTTTACGATCTCCACCATTGGCGAATAAATAGGGCTTGTGGATTTTCAGAGTTTCACATACTGACTCGTCCTTATCAATCACTTTTACTGCAAGATCTACCACTTTAATTGCCTCAATAATTTCTATTCTTTCTTTTAGAGACATAAATACATATCCTTTCTTGTCCTTTAAAAACTTGTCGGAATTTACAAAAACAATAAGTTTATCTCCAAACTTCTTTGCCTCCTTGAAAAGTCGTATATGCCCTACGTGGATTGGATCAAAACCTCCTGACACCACCACCCACTTCTTACGTTTTTTTAATCGTGATCTTAAATACTTTTTCATTACGTGTTCGTTTAGGGTATGGTACATCTGTCCGGACAAGTAACCCTATGCCAACTCCCATAGGAGTTTGTGCTTTAGCATTAAGTGTTTCTGCATTTTGTGTTGCAAAGAAATCTCCTGCTTTAAGATCCTTTGCACTTATTTTTTTTGACTCAAATATAATTTTTTTCACACTATTTACCTAAATTATTCAATCGTTCCTTTATACGCATTTTCCCATAATGTTTTCTCATTAACTTATTAAGATGATTGAGTTGCTTAAAGTAGGTTTCCACAACTTTCTTTACATTCTTTTTGGATACTTCCTCATCCACCCCTACAACAAGGTTTTTCTTTGGTGCTACATTTCCCTCGTATGGCTCGTCTCTTTCTTGTACTCTATAACCTGTACCTTTCTTCTTTTTGGATACTTCCTCATCCACCCCTACAAAAGGTTCTAAATCCTTGTAACCCCAATCTCGCAGACTACTTTTTTGTAATAGTTTTGCGATAGCTTCTGCTTTACTTTCCGCTTCAACACTATCCTCATAATCAGGAGCTTCACAATGCGATTTTATTATTACTTCGTAAATCATAATTATTTTCTTATATTTCTAATTTCCCCACAATTATTACATTTCTCTTTTGAACATTTCCAACTATGCTTACAGGTCATTGGGTTTTTATTTGGATACTTAACAAGTCGGTCAATATCAGAACGTGATAGTGTTTCAATTTTTTCAAGCCACTCTTTTATATTAGTTTTATTGACCACAGCTTTAATTCTATCAAGCTTCATAAGGTCAAGATGTTGTATATCTTCAATCTTAAGTCCGAGTTCAATGACGTATTTCTTATAGACATTGATATTTCTATATGCAACTGTCTCCGATAAATTAATCTCTGGATCTGCCAAGAAAGCCGAGAAAGTTATATCATTAGTTTCAAAATAATCGTTCTCTTTAAGCTCATAAAAGAGTTGCCCAAGTATAATATTCGTCTTGTTTTTGACTTGTGTAATTTCTTTTATCTGTTCGTACCTTTTAAAGTTTTCAGCGTGTTTTTTATCCATTGTCTTGATTGCGATAGAAATCTACTGTGTACCTTGTACTCTCCCCACTCCCTGACTTTTGTATCCAAAGCACATCATTTACTTCAGGATTAAGTTGTGAGAAAGGAATAAAGAGTGATAAAGATTTACTGTTCACAATTCTTGTCTCTGGAAAATAGTTTGGATCTTTCATTTCTTCTTCTGTTGGTGCAGTAACAAACTCATATTTGAATGTTTCTCCTTCTGCAAGTTTCTTCTGATCAAATAAACTGTTCTCTCCATCTTTTTCACTTGCTCCGTACTTTGGGCTATCTGCTTTCACTACACCAAAAGATACAACCTTAAGTTTAAGTCCGTTTATAAACTCATCTGCTTTAATATACTTTCCGCCTTCCGGCGCTTGTCTTAATTTTTCATCTACTACTCCCATAATATTATTTTAGTTAAATTATTAAACTTCTTTACTCTCCTCTGACTTTTCAGGTTTACACTCCTTTGGCTCGTCAAAATGCTCTGCATTATAATCCATATCTATATGCTTATCGCAATCGTGGCAATATTGGACACTCATAATTAAAAAGGTGGTGCGTCCTTATCCCACTCATTCTGCTGTCTATGGTATGCGTCTGTGAGCGTAATGTAAGCCGTCATTATTTCTTCTTTCGTCCCCTCGATCTCAATCTCAAGATATGCGTATTGGTGTTTTGTGGGAATACGAAGTGTTGCTTTGTAAGTTTTTTTCTCCATTACTATCAATGTAGCATATTTCGTTCTCTTGTGCAAGTGCCTCCTGTGGATAGTTGAATAAACAAAGCCCACCTATAAAAGCGTGGGCTTTTGCCTGTAGCGAAGTTCACTCGCACTTACAGGACTTGTTAGGAGGTCTGATTATGTAATTGTACCGGATACCACAATGGATACATTCAAACTTAAATCCATCAATGTTATTGTGATAAAATATAGTACAATACTGCTTACATTCATCACATTTCTTTCTTACCTCAAGAGTATTTGAACTAACTTTTGTTTTCAGTTCTGTTTTCATTTTTTCTCCTTATTATCTGCAAAGGGTATAAAACATTGTTCTAAAGCAACTATTCTATCTCTACCTTTACCTAATTTAGCTTTACATATCCAACCACCTATCGCTGGATTCAAACCTTTACGAGCTAAATATGGAGTCTGACCCTGAAAACATCCTATATTCATTACGTGAATATTTCTGTAATGAAAATAGAAACTTGTATGCCAGTGTCCAAACATAAGAATATCTGGTTTTCTTCCTGACGCTATCTGTTCAACATACTTCTGTCCTTTATATGAAAGAGCATAAGCTCCACCACCGTCTGGGTGAATCATTCTAAATCTTACCCTGTTAAACTCAATATTACCTTCATACTGCCCAAGATAAATCATATCATCTCTTTTTTCTGAAATCTTAATCCCTATATCGGTTCCATTATCTCCATAAAACGATAAGCAGTGATTCCCTGTTACAAAGTAAGTCGTAATACCTTTCACTTTTGGATAATTATTAACAGCATAAGTAATTTGCCTATCAGCTCCGTAAGTATGTAACTCGCTTAAATGTCCACGATATATCTTCCCATTTCCATCAATCAAATCTCCACAGTGTAAGACGATACCAATTCCCAATTTCTTACAGATGGCATAGAATGTGTGTAACTCATTTAACCTTTCATATCTGGAACCTAAATGAGTGTCTGATACAACACCAAACTCTAAATCTTTATCGCTCATAAAGCGTTTTAAGATTACAGCTTTAGGTTTTCTTTTTTGAAGTAGAATTTGCTTAATCTGTTTCTCCGTAATCTCTACTCCATCAATAATTATCTTCTTCATCACTTTCCTCCAAAATAAAGTTTATTATCTCGTAAAACCTGAAGTAACTGCCTTGCTAACCCATCTACAAACTCTTCACCCCACTCAAAATTGATACAGTGGAGTATTTCGTGTAGTAGTGCCGCTTGCCGTTCACTCTCAATTAGGTTTTTGTGAATATAAATCGTTCCAGTTTCTAAATCTATTAAGCCACGATTATCTCCACACAACCTCTTTTCATTGTCAGTATAAATTACCCGATATTTATGACCACCTATTTTAAGTTTCAAATTACACCCCCTTCCTTTAACTCATCATCTAAATCCTCATCAGTTCTTGTTTGGAGACACCAACTTATCCTATGTGTTCTCAAACAAAGTGGGCATCTTTTTTCAAATTCCCCTTCCAGTTCTGTTGTGGTGAGTGCTGTAAAGAATAGACGATTACAGGTACATTCAAGTTTCATCCTTACAATAAACATTGAAAGTTTCTTCTTGGGACTTCCCATACTTTCCTCAAAATCATCTTTCCATTCTCCATTCATCATTCTTCCCCCCAAATAACAGGTATTCCTTTAGGTTTTTCAATTTGACGATACACTACTATCCACTCATCATTAAGCCAAACATAAAAGATTTTTAACCTGTCTTTAAGATGTTCGTTACTTAAACAATACAAACCAACCCCAATAAGATGAAAGTGCTGAATAAACTCTCTTCTTTGAATCTTATTCCACATTAACCTATTTATGTAATGAACTTCTGCACCTGCAACACTTGGATATTCCACAGCTTTAATAGGCACTAATTCATTCTCCAAAGGTGTTAAGTCTGATACAGAGTCTAAACCTTCTTGGATTAAATGTGGAACTCTCAAATCGTATTTTTGGCAAAACTCATAAGCTGTCATAGCACTTACTATCCTGCAAACAATAAAAGTACAAATTGTTATCAGCAGTAAGACATATACAATTCTCATATCCCACCTCCCAAAAAAAAGTTAGAATTATAACTATCCTTTACAAATATCCAAAGCAGTCCGAAATAACACATTGGTGTAACACACTTACTTATAACAGCATCAATCTTTTTCCACTTCATAATTCTTTCCCATCCTTTCTGACAATATGTCCTTGTTGTTTAATATTCTGAATACATATACCACACAGTTTAACTCCCTCAATTTCTCCATACTTCTTCCTGTTGATGTTGACTTCTCTCAAATAGCAGTCGTGCCCCCAAAGAAAGGATTTTAACCATTGTTTGTCACCTTTATGGGCTCGCCCGCATAATTTGTTTCCGTCTTTATCTTGCCTTTCACAAAATTGTGGGCGACCCATAATATCCTCCTTCCTACGGTTTAAGTCTACAAATAATTTTCTGCCTTACCCTGTTTTCATCTTTCTTACAATCTTCACATTCCCCCTCTTCAACCTTAATTCTTCCCGCGCTGTTTTTACAGGCTCTTGCAAAACTAACAAGCCAAGCAATTTCCTCAGTGGGTTCAGTAAAAATCACATTTTGAGGATCAGCAACACTCAAGCAATAAATACATACTATCAACTCCTTCACTATCTTTCCTCCTAAAAAGGTTATCTCGTACTATGTTTTTTCTTGTGTTCATCAGCTATTTCTCCTCTACAGATAGGACAAACTTCCAACTCTCTTAATTCCGTGTGATCAAAAGGACAATGTTTAACACTCATTAATTTAAACCATCTTTTCCAGCCCCTTTTTCCCCAACTCAAATTCTCTGCAAGAGTTGCTCCACACTTTTCACATTTCCACATCGTTTCTTTTTCTTTCATCACTCCTTCCTCCAAAATAAAAGATTCAGTATATCCACTAGTTTTTTCAAACAAGGTGGACATACAACATTAAGTACGGTCACTCTTCCTAGATTCCTGTCTGTTTTATACCAATGGTTCCCGTCATCACTCACAAAACTACAACGCTTACATTTGTACATTTAGAGCCCCTTTCCTTTTTATAAAGTTTTAAAATAATTTTCTCTGCGAGGTGGGCGAGGATTTCCGTGGTGTACCTCGCAATGGACTATCCAACATTTTTGATGTCCTAAAGTCTGTTGGCATATAATTATGGTAATTGACTCTAGTGGTTACTTTTCCCAAAGGTGCAGTCAGCTATTCTACACTTTTCACTAGTACTTTTTCTCCATATTGTATAAAGTTTTTGCGTGAAAACTAAATATTATTCTGAAGTCCATATCTTGGGCACGTCTTCTTTCACCTACCAACTCGTAGAGAAAACTATTACTCTTTATAAATTATATAGATAATTTCTTCTACGAGTGAGGCGAGAGTTGGGTTTACTCGCACTACAAGTGGATTTCAGCTTTTATTTTTGCAAGCTATAAGGCCTACCTTATAACAATGGAGCTTTCCCATCCTCTGGGGAGGCTTTGCTCAAATCAGAAGCCGGAATAGTTATATTCAGCTGATTACAACTATTCCGCTTTATGTCTGATGGCTGATTCAGATTTGCAGCCACTCTGGTACACATACCGAAAATTGTTAATGACCTTGTAGACCCCCTAATAACACCTATCGCTTTCGTGGGTACATTATCCCTGTGCAAGGATTATTCAGTCACTCACTCGTAGAAGAAACTATCATTTTTCAAAGAACTCACAGTTTATAGACATGTTGGTCTATTTCATTATAACTCAGTCCACTAAAATTAGAGTAATATAAAATTACCCTAATCGTTTACTAAACCGAATTGTATTCCCAACCCAAATAATTTGATTGAGATTATTAAAGGACAATCAGGACAGCAGTGACTAGATATTTCTATAAAAGAAACTGTGCCAGATTTCCAATCTGAACCAAACGCTATTATAAGATGAGATTGTTTATTTTTCTTCGCACTCATAACATTTTTTTTTATTAATATTGTTAAAATGCACTATACTCTTTTGCCACCCTATTCTATTGTTTACCATTCTTACTTCAATATCATTACATAAAGGAAATTAACTTAGAAGTACTGCCTCTGAGGGTTCTTTAGCCTTTTTCATTTTTTTGTCTTTTTAATCCTATTTTCTCAAAGGCTCTTTTGATACGATCTTTGATTGCTGCTTTTCTTCTTAGCCAAGCTGCTGTGTTAAAAATAGAAATACCATTCTTCAATTCTGTAGGAGTTTGCATTTGTCTTGCAAGTTTTTTCTTATTAATTTCGTTTCGTTTATCCCTTTTTCTTCTTTTATTCATAACGCTGTTGTTAATTAATAATTGATCTGGTTATTATATACCTTGTGTTTATACTTGTCAAGTGTTATTATGCGGATATTAGCATTTAATTTAAGATATAATGAAAAGTATCAATCCAGATGAGTTTTTTGACCAAATATCTATACATTCTGGGGGAACAGACCCAGAAACAGTCCGTAGAGTTTATTATGGGATGATTAGAACAATATCTCGTGAATTGAAGGATAAACATTCTGTTAAATTACCTGATTGGGGGGAATTTAAATTAAAAATTCATAAATCACGCCTATCGAGGGATGTAAATGATGGTATAATGCGCAAGATTCCAGCAAGACCTGTTGTATCATTTGTCCCAGATTTAAAGGTTAAAAAGTACTTTTATGCCCTAGGAGACGAGGGTACTGTGTTATAGTTGTTGATATGGCAACACCTTCTGAAGCTTTACAAAAAAAGAGAGAACTTTTGGAAAAAAGTTTGGTGGATTCCCCTACCGCCTATGCACGAGAGACAGCTCCGACTTCTAAGGACTTGAGTGCAAGTACGGAGTTATCCTCAATAAAACGACAAATAGAATCTATAAGAAGTCAACAAATACGAGATAGGTGGTATGGAGGAGAAGAAACCGAACAACCTGACCCTTCTCAGGGTTCCTTTATGCGTGCTATAACTGCATTACAAAGACCAATGAACGCAATTATGGGGGCAGGTCAATATGGGCTAGGAAAAGGCTCAGAATCGGGCCTTGTAGCTAATATTAACGAAGCTATGAAAAAGGGACTAACTGCTGGGAATATTCTAAAACAATATGGGGCACCACGCTCTGTTCAAGTTCCTCTGGGATTTGCTCTTGATGTTATGTTTGACCCAATAAACTGGGCAACAGTTGGAACAGCGGCTCTTATCCCCAGAATTGGGATGGGATTAGTAAAGGGGGGAGCAAAAGGAGCAGCAACGGGTCTTACAACAGGTGTAACAAGAAAAGCTGCAACAGCTATGAGATTTATGCCGTTTGTTAAAACAGCAGCAAGGATTGCTCCAGAAGTAGAGGCAGCAGGAAAAGCTACAGGGTTAAGAGGGGCAACATTGAAAGGTGCACAGAGGTATTCAACAGCAGCAGAAAAAATGGGGATAAGGGCTATTAAGGGGACAGAGAAATATGATAAATTAGTAGGAAAAGATGTTTACGATAGACTTGGAAAAGGTGTGGTAGTTTTACCAACATCACTTAGAGTCATGGATGCAGTAGAAGGGGTAACTAGAGGACAAAAAAAGCTTCCCGGACTTAGTTTTCTCGGTAAGGCTGTAGAGGAATCAAAATCAATGTACCCAGGTCAAACAATGGGTGACAAACTTACAGATTTCTTTAAATATTCACCTCAAGAAATGTCTAAGATGTCAAATCAAATGGATGATATTAAAAATCTTTACAGGAAAGATGGAGCTGTACTTGTTCGTAGTCAAAAAGTTGCTGACTTTATAGATTATGATGATTTTCGAAGCCCTGGAGCCACAATAAGAGAGGTTGATAAAGCAGGTAAAATAATTAATGTTGCTATTCGTGACGCTGATGGAGTAATAAAACCGAACCTCGCTGGTAAGATTAAAATTCACGATAGTAAAGCAAATGCATTAAAAATATTAGAAAAAGCGGGTAAAGATTACAACCCCCAATATTTAACACGCTCCTACAGGGAAACCCCACTAGGAAAGACTGGGGTGTTGTGGTATGACAATCTTATTGACAAATTTAAAAATACAACATTAAAAAATTTGAAAAATCGTCGACTTGGGCCAATTATTCTTGATGAGATTGAAAAGGACGCGGATGATCTTGTAAAAGCTTGGAATTCATATGACAAGGTTATAAACTTAAAACCCTTTAATAAAATGCTTGAAACTCAAGAAGCCTTACTTGCGATATTTAAATCAGCAAAAGTTCCAATGAATGTGTCTTCTCATGTAGTTGCTCTTATAGGTAACTTCTTTATGGGTGGAATGATGGGTCTACCTGTTTATAATGCTCAATACTTAAAATCTATGACAAGAGCAAGTCTTCTTGTAAAAGGAAGACTGAGTATTTCCGGTTTTAGAGAAATGTTTATGGGAGATCTTGATAATAGGGTAGATACCCTAATAAATATGGCTGACAATAATCCAACGCGTTTTAAACAACTTACAGGTTTGGACCCTAGAGAAATTGCGAGGAAAATTTCTACGGAACAAAAAATTACACACGCAATTAGTTCATCTTCTAGTAAAGCGGAACTTAAGAAAATTACAAGAGAGGCAGCCGTTATAATTGGAAGAGAGGTAGATGAGACGATTAGACTTGAGAGAATTATATCTGCAAAGGGTTTATCTAAACTTGATGATACTCTTGAGAGTGCAATTAAAGCTGAGTCTAAATCTAATGTAAATAAGCAATTATTTAGACAAGGAGTTGGAAGACCTCAGACTCCATATGAAAATCTTAAAGAAATGCTAGAAGAAGCTCCAGTTCGGAGAGTGGAGGAAGTAGGTTCAATGACAACAGCAGAACTAGCGCCAAATAGAATTTTAGGAGTGGCAAAAGAAAGATTAGCAATACGAGCCGCTAATAAGCCTTATGACCCTATTTCTAGATTAGCGGACGGTCTTTTTAACACAATGCCAAGATGGTATGAGCATATTGATCAGACTTTCAAAATTAGCACCTCAAATTATTTGACAAAAATCGGTTTAACAGAATCACAATTATTAAAAGTTGCCAGAACGGTTTCAGTTACAAAAGATGATCTCTTAGAACCTATAATAAAAGGGGGCCAAAAATATTATCGTTTTTCTCAACTAAAGGCTGCGGATGTGGCCACAGAAGCATACATGAATTACTCAGCTATGCCTGATTTTATCAGGGTTATGAGAGCAGTCCCGGTTGCCGGTAGTCCATTCTTCTCTTTTCCATATGCCATGGCTATTAAGACAGGAAAAACAGCAATTGATAATCCAGCCTTATTTAACAAGGTAGGATTTTTGATAAATGAAATGAATGCTTCAAGAACACCTGAGGAAAAATATGCACTAGAAGAAAAATATAATCAATATCTAAAAGAACCTAGTGTTGTTAAAATGTTCGGTATGTGGAATACAAATGTTAAAAACTATGTTCCTTATTACACGTTGAATATGTTCCAACCATCTCAGAGAGGATATGGAGACAGTTCAGCAGGTAGGGTCCTAAAGATGACTGACAAACTTCCATTATTCCAAGATCCTGCTGGGGGTGTTCTTAGAGATTACTTTATCCAACCTTGGATATTGTCAAATTTTGGAGAAGGAGAAGCTCCACAGGGGCAGTTTGGACAACCTCTATTTCCTTCATACGACGAAGAGGGTAAAAGGGTCGAACCTAGTTTGGGAACAAAGAGTTTACACGCGGGCAAAACATTAGCAGAAGCATTAGTACCGGGGTCTCTTTCTTACTTGGGGCTAGCTGGGCGATTTTTACCACAAGGTGTTATAGATAATGTACCAAGTTATGGGTTTAGGAATCTTGCCAACGCAACAAAAGGTCAAAGTGTTTTGGGGGCAAAAACAAAAGAGAATGCTGTACAAAAGACCTTTAGATCCTTAATGGGTAGAACAGGTCTTCCGTTATACACTTTAGATACAACAAAATTACAAATTAAAAAATAATAATAAAAACTATGTTTAACATATTCAATATATTTAAAAAAAGGAATATCTTTTCGTCAGGTGCGAATATTGATATCCGTTTAGAGGAAGAGAAAAACAAAGACTATCTTTTTGAAGAGATGGTTACCTCAGTAGCGCCTGTTGCTTGGATAGAGAAAGTAAGAGATCAATGGAAAAAGTATCCAATTTTTAACCAGGACGGGTCAGGTTCATGTGTCGCCCAAACAATGGCAAAAATGATGGGTATTTTATATTATTTAAAAAATAATGTATATGTTCACTTTTCAGCAACTCATATCTTTCAAAGAAGAGCTAATAGGCCAGCTACTGGAATGGGGGGTGTAGACGCTTTTAAAATAGCCCAGGAAGGGGTAACTTTAGAAGTGTTAGTACCATCACAAAAAATAAATGACAGCGTGATGGATGGAACGGTAATAGATCTGTATAAAAAAGAAGTTGGAGAAATATTTAAAATAGGAAATTATATAACTCTACCGATTAAGGATATAGAGACGGTGGCTTCCGTTATTCAAACAACACAAAAACCAGTTATGGTCTGGTTCTATTTTGAAATATCTGAATGGAATAAAGAGGTTCCTCAAATTTCGAATTATAATCTAGACCTCAGAGCAATTGGGACAAATCGTCATTCTGTTACAGCTGTTGATTTTACTTTATATAAAGGTAAAAAAGCAATTATAATTGAAGATTCTTGGGGTTTTTGGAATGGTTTTACAGGCCGAAGAATTATAACTGAAGATTTCTTTAGAATACGTAATTATTTTGCTGCATATACAATAAATTTCAAATTCGATGAATCAAACGAACAAGAAAAACCTAAATATGTATTTAATGTAAACATGCAGTTTGGGCATAATAATGATGAAGTTAAAAGATTACAAGATGTCCTAAAGTATGAAGGATTTTTCCCTGAAAATATTGAAAGTACAGGATATTTCGGGTCAATAACCCTAATCGCTGTTCAGAAATTCCAGTTAAAACATAAAGTTGTTGCAAATGAAACATCTTCAGGATATGGAATGGTTGGTCCAAAAACAAGGGCTAAACTAAATAGTTTGTACAATTAAGGAGGACTGTGTTATTATTAGTAAATTAATAACTAATTCATAAATATTATTATGGAAGAAGATAAAAAAGTAGACTCTGCATGTGAGTGTGGAGAATGTGATGTCTGCAAAGGAGAAGAGACTCCTGCAGAAGAATCAGCAGAGTAGTCTAAAGTTTATTATTAAATAAAGAAAAAAAACATGGAAATGGAAATAACAATAACAATAGCATCTTTAATTCCAGCAACTATGGGAGTTGTGGAGGTTATAAAACGTATAGGTCTACCTAAACGCTTTTTACCTCTTTTAGCCCTAGGTGTAGGAGTGGCAGGATCAATGGTATTAGCTGGAGAAGCTACAGGAATTTTAGCAATTCAGGGAACAATAGTAGGGTTAATGGCCGTAGGCATATGGAGTGGTGGAAAAAGTACTATAAAAAGTGTAATAGGAAACTAATATGCCTGAAATAAATCAACCAAATGTTCCTCAACAACCTAGGATTTCTCAAGATCAAATGAAAGGGAATCTCGAGAGTTTAATGTCAAGAGTGGAAGGTAAATATCAAGACTTTAATAGTCAGAAATTTGCTTCTGATAATACATTAAAAGAACAAAAGGGCGAATCTCTTCGTCAGGTTTTTGATTTGTTTCAGTCTATGGGTATCGACCCAAGTAACGTGGAAGAGGTGGGAGCCTTTCTAAATAAGATTAAAGAAAGTAATCCACAGTTGTCTCAACAGTTAGAGAAAGTGTTAAGTTCAATTCTTGGAGATGAGGTTATGACACCTGCAGAAGGAGAAATACCTGCAGGAGGAGAAGCACCGCAGGATAATATGAATATAAATATAAATGAGGCACCACAAGAAAACATATGAGGACGTATTCTCAGTAGACCATAAAAGAAATAATTCTAGATTAGATTTAGATGAAATAACAATTGTAGAGATGGAGCTAGCGGAATACACCGACCTCTTTAAGAATTTTTTAACAGACTGGTATTCAGGTCTGTTTCTTAATTGTGCTAAACTCTCTTGGTTAAGGAGAAAGTTTATGGTAAATGGGAAAAGAGTAATTATTCCAATGTATAGAAACGATCCTTATGTGAATTATAAATTTGTTAAGTTTATGAGAAGAAATATAGGTAAAGATATTCAAATGATTACAAGAAGTGCATACTTTGTGAAATTTGAACTTTATTTTGATGAGATGTTTCCAGAGTTTCTTAATGAGAATCCATTTAAGAATCCAGATTATTATAAGTTTCCATATGAAAATATTTCAGCGGAATTTCTACTTGTTATATATCAGATGGATGATCGTTTAGGATTACTTGAAAAAGCAAACGAGGAAAAAATGTCTTTTGCTGTGTTCTTAGATTATGTTATCAATCATGCGTATACAGAGAATGAACTATTGGGTCGACAAAGATATGAGATATCACAAAATGTTGATAGGAGAGGTATTTATTTTGTAGTAGATACAGATAAAAAAACAATCGCCAAGAAAGGTGAGAAAAGAATATGAGCAAACCAAAATTAAAACCAGTTGTATTTGTGCAAGGTAGGTATGCATATAACAGACAAAATACAGTGCAACAGATAATGTTGTTGAAAGCATTAAAGGTAACTCAGGACCCTAAAAAACTTCGTGATCTCATTGGAGTAAAAACAGTAGCTGAGGTTCACCGTACACTCGATAAGATTGCAATGAGAAAGGAATACCACTCAGCCCTTGCTGAAAATGGAATTACTTTTGATTATATAGTATCTAGCATCAAGGAAGAGATAGATGGTGCAGAGAAATCATCAGACAGATTGGCAGGATTAAAAATGCTTCTTCAGTCAGTGGGTATGGATAAATATGCAGAGACGATAATTGGAGGAGGAGGTTGGGAAGATATTGTTAATAAAATCAATGAAGAGACAGTAAAGAAAGACGAGAAAGATAAAGCGAAAATAGTTGAATATGAGGTTGTTGAACCAGAAATTCCAGAAAGTGTTAAGAAAGCCAAGAAACAAGCTTTAGTAGAATCAAGCGAGATATATGACTAACAACGTCGGTGTAGAAAAACTATTAGACCCAAGATTTTATTTAGAGAATTTTTGTAAAATCAAAGGTAAGGAAGAAAAGGGGTTAGTTCCCCTTATTTTAAAGCCTGCCCAATTAGATATTGTTAATGTTGTTAGACAACACAATCGTGTGATAATTATGAAGGCTCGTCAGATTGGATTCTCTACGATCATAACAGGATATTTATATCATAAGACAATTACAACAGGGGGTGTCACAACAGCTATTGTTGGATATAACAACGACCTTACAGCAGAGCTTCTTGATAAGATTAAAACTTTTTATAGAACAACCCCAGATGCTTTGAAACCAACAATTCATTACAACTCTAAGTTTGAGATTTCATTCCCCAAAGTAGACTCAAAGATTCTAGTGCTTCCTTCAACTGAAAACGTGGGAAGAGGATATACAATTAACTATGCTCTTTTGACAGAGGTGCCCTTCTGGGAAAAAGCTGAAGAAAAAATGGTGACACTAGAGGCGTCTGTACCGGTAACTGGAAAAATAATAATAGAGTCATCCCCGGGGGCTGTTGGAGATTACTTCCATAGAATGTGGGTATCTGATAATGATTATATTAAAAAAGAATACGGGTGGTGGTGGAACTACTCAGAGGAAGAAATTGAAATAATTAGACGTAGAATGAATAACCCACGTAAGTTCAACAACAACTATGCGTTGGAGTTTCTTATTTCCGGTAGAGCTGTGTTTACCCAGGAAGCAATTGCCTTACAAAGAAAGAATGTATTGAAAGTGGGAGATAGTGTAAAATTAGATGACGGAACAGAACACATCGTTCGTGAGGAAGATGGATTTAGAATATATAAACCTCCTGTGGAAGGTCACTTCTATGTAGTAGGAGCTGACTGTTCTGAGGGAGTTACAGGTGGAGACTACGCTGTTTGTTCAATTTTAGATAGAGCAAACGGAGAAGAGGTTGGATTCTGGCGTGGGCACATAGCTCCTGATAGATTTGCTAAATTCTTAAATAAATGGGGGCGTCATTATAATAATGCTCTGATGGTAGTTGAGGCAGAGGCTCATGGAAACGTTGTTTTAAATGTTCTAAAGAATCTTATTTATCCATCTCTATATTTCAGACCATCAAGATTCGATACAATAGGTAATCCATGGAGTGATAAATTGGGGTGGAAAACAACTAAATTAACAAGACCTATCTTAATTGATGAATTCGAGCAAATGACACGTGAGAATGAAATTACTATCCATAGCAAGGAAACAGTGGATGAAATGACTGTATTCATATTCAATAATGCAAATAATATGGTAGCTATGGAAAGTTATCATGATGACTGTATATTTGCTACAGCCATTGCTTGTCAGGGTTTTAAGGTTATTAGTGATAAACCAATGGATCAGTTAAGTTATACTCAACATCTACCACCGACTGGATACTAACAGTACTATGGTAGAATAAAATAAAAAGATACATGGCTATAAAACAAAATAAATACACTCGTTTTAATATATATAATCCCGCTGATTTCAGCGAAGAAGAGGTTGAATTCATGTCTAGATTTTACTTGCAAATGGAAGATGCACGTAATTATTTTCGACTTGTAATAAAACCCCGTTTAGATAGATCATATAAGCTTTATATAGCTTATACTGGAGATCGACAACTTCAAATAAAATCATGGCAAGCGAATATATTCGTGCCGTATGTTCAAGCTGTAGTTGAAACCCTAATGCCTCGTGTTCTTGACGCTCGACCAGACTTCAGTGTACAGGGTCGAACTGTCGAAGATCAAGCAAAATCTGAGAAACAGCAACAACTAACAGATTATATCTGGGAAATCTCAGGAATGGACTCAACTGTTGAAAATGTTGTTCGTTCTTCGCTTGTCTATGGAACAGGTTACTTGCAAGCATCTTGGAAAAAAGATGTTCGAAAACAGAAGTTTTTAAAAACACAAGATTTAGCAAAGAAAAAATATGTTTGGAAAGAAGAAGAAAGAACTTTTTATGATGCACCATTTGCAGAATGGGTTGACAACTATGATCTTTGGTACGACTGGCATAATGATGATCGAAAAAGTAAACAATACTGGTTTAAACGACTAGTTCTTACAGGACCGGAAATTAAAAGAAAATATCCTAATGCTGATAAAAAACGTCTAGGAATGGCTTTAAGTAGTCCCGGGGGAGACTTAGAAGATTATGCTTCAATTAGAACACAGGTTAAGGAAAATCATGAAGGAATAACTAAGGGCGCTGGAGCTTTTTCAAATGTTGGATACAGTAATTCTTCATATGGATACGGTAGAGATAAATATAATAATTATAGTGACCCCCAACTACAAATGTATGAAGTTTTTGAATGGACACAACCATTTGAGGATATTTATTCAGTCCACGTAGGAGGATCTTATGTTCCAATCTTGAAAGACTCAAAGATGCCTATTCCTTTTGACTTCAAAGAAGCTACATTCATTGACTTTCCTTATCTAAAAGTTCCAGGAGAATTTGAAGGATATAGTCTTCCAATGATTTTGGAAAACCCTCAAATCATGATGAACATGATTAAGAACCAGCGTTTGGACGCTGCAACTCTTTCTATTCATAAAATGTGGATAGTTAATCCTCTTGCAAATATTAGTAAAGACGAACTTGTTACGCGACCTTTCGGTATAATCTACTCAGTTGACCCAAATGGTGTAAAAGAGGTGCAGTTTAGCGATATTAAAGCAAGTGCATACAAAGAAGAAGATCTATTGAAAGCAGATATGAGGTATGCATCAGGTGTTGACGACTTTTCTATGGGTGCAGGCGCGGGAGCAAGTTCAGCAACAGAAGTAAGGCACCTTAGGGAATCCACTCTAGAGCGTGTAAGACTATACGTTAATCACTTAGGTGACGGATTTGCTACACTAATGCGATATTGGATGGATATGTCTAGACAGTTCTTTACAGAGGACATGATTATTCGTATAATAGGAGATGATGGTAAGGAAATGTTCCCTCTCATTGAAAAGAATGATCTCGAAGGTAAATTTGACTATAAAGCATCAGTTCTTCCTTCAATCGCAGGACAGCAAGATATCAAAAAGAAACAAGATATGGATCTATTCCAATTGCTTATCAATCTTCCATTTGTCGATCCTCAAAAACTTACTCAAAAGGTTCTATTCGACTGGAACTGGTCATTGGATTCAATTGCCAAAGGAGAAGAGGAACCAGAGCCAGCAATTGGGCCAGATGGCATGCCAATTGAGGGCGGAGAACAACCTCCAGAATTAGAACAATTACTAGGTTCACCTGATATGGCGTCACCAACAGCTCAAACAAGGAATAT